CCCATAAAACCATCGCTACAAGGATCGCAATTGCGGCAGCGCCTGCCACGATCAACGGGATTTTAGGATTCGCGCGAAGGCGGTTCATCCACTCGAGTGATTTATTTTGTGGCGCTGTCGATGCTGCTGCACTCATTGCGCACCTCTTAAATCCTGGTGGTTTACGTTATTCGTGTAGAGAAACAAAACTGACTCCCGGGTCGGCAAACACGACAAAAGTTCCATATTGATGGCCCTGCCATTATTTGACGATTCCGGATTTTCTATGCGTCAAATAACCTGGTTTTTTCACGCTATTTACCGCCATTATCTTATTGACAAGCTGTTAGTCTTGACCGCGTAAAAAACCATCCAGGGGAGAGTCATGGCTATACAGGGCATTGAAGGGGTAATCAGTCAGTTGCAGGCAACGGCGATGACGGCCCGTAATCAGAATGTGGCAGAACAACAGCCGACCATCAGCTTTGCGGGGCAACTGCACGCCGCTCTTGACCGTATCAGCGATACCCAGACCGCTGCGCGTACGCAGGCGGAGAAGTTTACCCTCGGCGAGCCGGGCGTGGCGCTGAACGATGTGATGACCGATTTGCAAAAAGCCTCGGTTTCTATCCAGATGGGGATCCAGGTGCGTAACAAGCTGGTGTCGGCGTATCAGGAAGTGATGGGGATGCAGGTTTAAGTTATCTAACCTAATGATATTTACAATTAATAACCATCTGATCCCACAGCGTGGGGCATGGATGGGGCAAACTCACTCAATTTCTGGTTGAGGATGAGTACCTGGTCCTGGTTATTTTCAGCCATCCAGGATCCTTACACCCGGTAAACCATTTGCGCGTCGGTGTGGCCCATTTGCTTCGCAATGAAGTTCGGGTTAGCACCGGCAGTCAACGACCAGCATGCATACGTGCGTCGGGACTGGTATGCTCTGCGATAGCGAATCCCGGCGCGTCGCATTGCCGCTTCCCACGACTGGTTAATCGACCTCACTGCGTAATGATGCCCTGCTCGGTCTTTAGCAATTCAACCGCGGCGGTGGCGCATTGATTTCCCCAGTGATGCCAGCCTGGCGCCGCGCTGCGGCTGAATAATTCAATGCGCGGCACATCGCTGTAAAGCAGCTCCAGCCGGTGGCGCACTTCCCATGGCTTTTCGCTGTGCGCGCCGAGCGGGCTGTATATCACTTGCTTAATCCCGGCGTGCTTTCGCTCAAGCCTGGCGCCGCGGGTAGCAATAAGCAAGTCTTCGGTGTTGGCCCGGGTGTGGTTGCCGCCATTCATTCGCGTCTCGGCGTTAAGCAAATCGAGGAAGTCGTAAAAGTCGGTGACTTCACCTTCTGCCAGTGCCTTGTTGATGCACAGCTTGGCGTTCTGATTCAGCTTCACCCAGGTAAAGCCTTTCATCGTGCGAACGGTAAAGCCCCAGGCGTCGGCCAGTTCGATAGCCTCCTGGTTATGCGTGCCGTTGTACCACATCGCTAGCACCGCGTTTTAGGCGGCAAGTTCCCAAACTGGCAGGCGCTTGATGTCGATTAGCTTCATGGTTGGGTAATGATCGGCAGCTGCGCCATTGCTGATAGTGTTGCCGTAAGACCAGGCAGATCTGTGTAGACAAGAGAGTATTTTCCGGTCATTTCGCGCCGCCTTTCACAAAAATAACCCAGTGGGTTTTGTCAGCCTTTCCAGTGCGTTGCCAAATGGCTGGCCTCTCCTCAGTCAGAGCCAAAATATTGCTCACCGGGATCTGGGTTTCATTCCATTCGAAGATGAGTACGCCGTGTGGCCACAATACCTGGAATGCGTCGGCGAAGCCGGCACGCAGATCATCGCGCCATGTTTCTTTGTTCAGGCGTCCGTACTTTTTGCCCATCCACGCTTTATCGCCGACACGCTCGAGGTGCGGAGGATCGAATACGACGACAGGAAAAGTGTTATCAGCAAAGGGAAGGGTGCGAAAATCAGCTATATGGTCCGGGCTGATAACCAGCTGACGACCATCGCAAAGCTCATGCTGTTCGGCGTGGATATCACAGAAAAGAGCGCGATCGTCCTGCTTATCGCACCAAGACATGCGAGAACCGCAGCACATGTCCAAGATTGTTGCATCTGTCATGCCGCCTCCTGCCTTTCCCGATATTCCTCAGCGAGCCGCTGCGCCTTTAATGGATTGCTTACCACTTCACCCCATGGCATTAGCCAGCCGTTACCAATGAAGGGAAGGCACAGAGTGCCAACCCTGATGTCGTCGTGAGCGTGAGTCATAGGATGGACTCCATTTCGTCGATGTAGGGGCCCTGTGCAATCAGGCGGCTACGGCGGGCGGCGCGAGCAATGCACTACTGCCGCCTACCTTCCTGCGATTGCTCTACGGCGCGCCGGTTGAACAGCCGCGACTTGCCCTGTGGTGTAATGACCTTTGGCTTCGTGACCAGGTCGAAAGTGCGGTCACTGATGCCGTCCTCGTTGAACCATTTTTCCGACTCAACGATCTGCGCTATCTGTCCGGAGCGGCGGGTGATGCCGTTGGCGACCCGGTTAAACTCGATGAGCGTTACACCAAACTTCTCAGCGATTTCGCTGCCGGTTACCGGGCGTCCCCGCGTCTTAATCATCCAGATAACGCGTTCACGGAGGCCGGAGAATTGCCCGGTTCGCCCGGGCCGGCGGTAAAAGGGTGTGCGTTTCATTTCCACTGCTCCCCGAACGTGAAGCCGATCTCCGCCAGCACCTCGTCCATCTTCTCGATGAACTCTGGCACCATTTCGTTGAAATCGGTCATGTACTGCGGATCCCGCTCAACGACGACGTGGTGAATGCCTTCGCGCTTCATGCGTGGGTCGTAGTTGGCAAAGAACCAGGCATCTTTTCCGGTAACCCACATGCTGTACTGCACCTGGGCCATATACGCGGACTTGATTGCTTCGAAACCGCCAAGGCGGAATTTCATGAAGTCGCGAGAGGTGAAAGGACATTTAAGTTCAAGGCCGAACCCATTACTGCAAAGGCCGTCACTGGAAGAGCATCAGAAAGCGTGGCTGCTGTGGAACTACAGCGAGAATATCCGCTTCGAATATCAGGTGGCGATCACTCAGTGGGCATGGGCAGAGTTCCGGGACCATCTCGGCGCGAAGAAGGTAGCCGGCAAGACGATGGAGCGCCTGAAGAAACTTATCTGGCTGGCCGCGCAGGACGTCAAAGCGGAGTTGGCAGGGGGCGAGACGTACGAATACCAGGCGCTGGCGGAACTGGCGGGCGTAGCGAAATCGACCTGGACGGAAACGTATCTGCCTCACTGGCTGGCAATGCGCAACAGCTTTAAGCGACTCGATAGCGGTGCGCTTATTTCCGTAACGCGATCACGTTCACAACAAAAGACGACAAATTTAGATGTAAGTCTTGCAAAACCGAACTGAAACGCATATGGTTCATGTAAATCTGATATCGTCGTCATAGCTTCGTAGGTCGACAAAGAATTAACAGCCTCGCCATCGTGCGGGGCTTTGTTTTTTGTGCTTTATGTTACTCAGTGGTCGTTAAAAGTTAAAAATCATTTTTTACTTATGTAAAATGTGGCCTCCAGTTAAAACAGAGAGACCTCATCATGAAGGACTTCCAGCTTTATGTTGGCGGCACTAACAACATCACCTATCGTTACGAAATTAGAAAGGTGGATGATGCTTTTAGTGTTCGAATATTCAACGTCATAAACAAGGTGCACAAAGAGGTCGGTTATAAATCGCTTCGCTTTGAGTCAGCTCATGATGTTATTGATGAGTGCACATCGCATTACAGGAAGCATGCTGAAGGCCTAAGAGGCTTTTTACGTGGGCTCAAAATGAGGTGAAGGTGCAACTCAACAAACAGGTCGCTCAGGCGGCCTTTTTTGTATCTGCATAACAGGAAAGAGCATTGGCGTGAAGGGCTCATAACCCAACCCATGCAGCAGCATGGAGCGCCAACGTAATGCTCAATGCTTTGTCCGTTGTGGTGAATTAAGCGACCGACGGAAGCAGAACCGGATAAACAAATGTGTCCAGGCGTCATCGCCGCCCAGCAACACCACACATCAACCCAGCCAGGGTGTTTACGGCCAGAGAGCCGACATTGCCTTACCCTCATATTCCCGACCTGTCGCCGGGTTTTTTATTCAGGCCGCAGACAATCAATTCCAGATGCCACGTAGCTATCGTGTCTGACGGCCTTTCCCACTACACGAACAGCACCCGATAACTACGCGAGGTGAGAGCATGTATCGCATGGAAAAAATAACCACTGGTGCTGCCTATGGCGCTTCAGCCGGGAGCATCCTAAACGGCATGCTGAATGCCTACAGCCCCGAGCAGTGGAACGCTATCGGCGTGCTGGTGGGTATCATCGTTGCCGTACTGACGTATCTGACGAATCTCTATTTCAAGATCCGCGAAGACAACCGCCGCAGCAGGAGCAGAGATGAACCCGACACTCAGGAATAATCTGGTTGGTGCCATTGTTGGCGGATCCGGAGCCATCACCATTGCTGCAGTAATGCTGGGCAATGCGGATGGGCTGGAAGGACGGCGATATTACGCCTATCAGGATGTGGTCGGCGTCTGGACTGTTTGCGATGGTCACACCGGTACTGACATTCGCCGCGGTCACCGCTATACCGACAAAGAGTGCGACAACCTGCTGAAGTCAGATCTTCGAAAGGTGGCAAACGCCATCGATCCGCTGAACAAGGTTCGCATCCCTGAGCCTACGCGTGCCGCACTTTACTCCTTCACCTATAACGTTGGCTCTGGTGCTTTCGCCAGCTCCACGCTGCTGAAGAAGCTGAACATAGGTGATGTGCCGGGGGCCTGCAAAGAACTGCAGCGCTGGACGTATGCCGATGGCAAGCAGTGGAAGGGGCTGATCACCCGACGCGAGATTGAGCGTGAAGTTTGCGAATGGGGCCAAAAT